AGTTCCCCCGGACGTACCCACAGAACTTGTGCCCAATGGCTAAAGCACAAAAAATCGTACAGCGGATTGAGCGGGAAGTATCCCGGCCGGGTGTACACGCGAAAACGAAACAATCGCAACTGAAGAGCAGCAAGAATTACTTCAAACCATATCGCGGCCAAGGGAAGTGAACTACGAAATCATCGCGATTGCCTTAACCGGAATCACTCTGATTGGGTCAATCATCAAAATGTGGATGTCTATGAACGAGGAACTGACGAAGGTTAAAGGCCGAATCATTGCCTTGGAAAAAACCGAGACGGAGGTGCTGCGGTTTATGGAAAAGGTGCAGGACACACTCACCCGGATGGACAAACTCTTATCCAAACACGGAATCGAATGAGACGCATCAACCGAATCATCCTGCACTGCTCCGCGACCGAGGCAGGCATCAACCACGATGTAGATGACGTGCGGCGGTGGCACAAAGACCGAGGCTGGGCGGACGTGGGCTACCACTTTGTCATCACGCTCGACGGGAAGGTGCAAATGGGCCGTTCGTGGGAAGACATCGGTTCGCACACGAAAGGGCACAACAACGACTCCCTTGGCGTGTGCTATATCGGTGGAATGAAAGATGGCCGTCCAAAGGACACCGTCACCCCTGAACAAGATAAAAGTATCCGCAACCTCATCGCGGCACTTCGTACTATCTTCGGACCGTTGAAGTTGCACGGGCACAACGAGTTTGCGAACAAGGCGTGCCCCAGTTTTAAAGTGAACGAGAAATACCCTGAACTATGTTAGACGCAGACGTCATCCGAGATTTAGAGAAGAGCGGTGCCGAGGGCATGGCCGACTGGTCAAATGTCTTTAGCGGCACTGCCTTAAACACGTGGGAGGACGCGATGAACGCCATCCTCAATGAAGACCTCGAGACCGCGCAGGAGGCTTTGGAAGACCTCCAAGGGCTGGTGAACCCACGCGATGCCGAGGCCTACTCTGTGGCCCGTGGCGCACTCACGTGGTTCGAACGCATGATGGAGAACTACTGATGGAATGGCTGTATCAGAACTGGGCGGAACTCCTGCTGGCGGTCATCGCTTTCGCAGGAACCGTGACCGCGCTGACGGAGACCAAAAAGGACGACCAAATCCTGGACATCCTCAAGCGCATTCTGTCCGCGATTTTGTTGGGCAAGTCCAAGTGAACCCTTTGTGGGGTCTGCTGTCCAAGTTAGACCTCACGGAGATTTTTAAGACCAAGGGAGACCTCAAGCGGTGGTCGGCCAAGCGCACCATCGGTGGCGTGGTGGTCTTGACAGCGTGCAATGACATCGTAGCCCACGGCATCAGTTGGCCGGGAGTGGTGATGTGCGCTGTTGGATTGACCCCTTTGTGTCTTTCCTTTATGGAAGAATAGTTCCGATTTGTTGTTTGACGGGGGCGTGTCCTAACGAGGGCGGCCCCCTCTTTTGTGGATAAAAATTAGGGAACAGGTAGCAATCTTTCAGTTGGAAGTGCGTACGTTTGCAATGTTAAACAACGCACGAATGAAAAAGATTCAGTTGATTCAGGGAGCGGGAACCTTCGACTCGCAGTACGGAACCTTGTACAAGTTCGAGTACCAATTCGAAGACAACACGTGGTTGGTGGCCAACCACAAAGAACCCAAGAGTCCGTTCAAGCCAGGCGATATGGTGGAGATAGAGGTGACTCGGGAGTTCAACGGAGTGCCCCACGGCAAGGTAAAAAAGCCTGAACAGGCACGGCCCCAGTCCGGAGGGAGGGAGCAGGTCATCGAACGCCAGTGGGCGATTAACGCGGCCATCCAATTCCTCAAGAATAACGACCCGGACTATTGTCCGATGCCGCACACGCTCGACAACGTGAAAAACTTGGCTATTGAACTCAGCAAAATTCGCGACCAATGGGAGACCTATCAAGCACCCACCCAAAGTCCCCCATTTTGACGTTGCGTGCGTTCTTGCGAGCGCACTGGGGTGAAATCCAAATCGCAGAGGAGTGGTTTGGCAAAACGCGGAAGACGTTTAATCGGTGGCTTGCGGACGACCCTCGGAAGTTTTTAACCATACTTCCGGAGTTGTGTGCGGCCACCGACACCCCGCCAAGCGTAGTGATGGACATGATTCTTCAAACAACAAACGAGGTCGACTATGTCAAACGAATTCAAGGTGTTCAAGGGGATTTGGATTCCCCGGCAAATCATCAACCACCCCTCCTTGACAGCCATTGACAAGATGCTGTGGGCGGACATCGATTCCGTGTCGGGAGAGAACCGTGGATGGGTAAAGATGAACAAGACCGTCGCTGACGAATTTGGCGTGAGCGAGCGGTCAATCACAAGGGCCATCTCGAAGTTGAAAGAGGCGGGTTTGGTGAAGCAGGCGGACTGGAACCGTCGCGTCCTGACCACGCACGGGGTGGACTATTTGTCGATGGGGGTAGACAAATTGGCGAGGGAGGGTAGACAAATTGGCGAGGCAAGGGTCGCCAAATTGTCCACTATAGATAACAATATAGAGAATACACTTGAGAAAACAAAGGAGAGTGAAATTCGGATGGGAGAGGTTTTGGCGGAAGCGTGGGCGGAGTGGCTTGCAGACAAAAAAGAGAGGAAGGAATCCTACACTGGGCGGGGAGCCCGCGCTGCTTTCACCCGCTTAATGAACCTCGCCAAAGGCAACGAAAGCGTGGCTATTCAAATCATTCATCAATCTTTGGCTAACTCTTGGAAAGGCTTTTTCCCCCTGAAACATGACAAAGGATACCAACCTACAGTTACGGCCGACGGCCTCCACGACTTCATTGCTGAAGGGTGAGCCCGTCAAACTCACGCCTGCCCTGGCTTGGCAGGGTGGAACGAATCTCCAACGTGCGGCCAAGGAGATGCCCAACGAAACGCGGGCATGGCTTGTCGCCGAGGTAGGGAGGCTTTGCAGGGACGTAGACGCCAACAAAACGCTCACGACGAACGATGACTTCATCTTCACCTGCCGAGCCATCCTCGAGGAGTTTCCGGCCATCAAGTTGGAGGAGGTGCGCGTGGCCTTTGACATGATTCGCAAGGGCCAACTCATCAAGATGTACGAGCGACTGAAGACCGCCGAAATCTTGGAAGCCTTGCGAACCTACGAAGGCAACATCCGCACGGAGATTTTGGAGACCCAGCACAAGGAGACCTTCGAGGCGACGGGGCCGCTTCAGCCCCTTGGGTTGAGTCAGTTGGCCGCCACGCTGAAAGACGAACGCCGACCATTCGTGGGGAGCGGAACCCGCCTCAGAGAATACTGGGAAAAAAATCCAACCCCAAGTTTGGATATTGAGGAACAATGACTATTTTTGGTGCGTCAAACAACGAACAATGGAACACATTCAAATTTGGGAGATTTCGCCAACGAAGTACGAAATCGATATCAGCGAAACGCCGACGCTCCTGTTAAAAAAATATGGAATTGGAACGCGAGCACAATGGCATTTGGAACTTATTGTCCCCGGTGAAATAATGGGCGCAACTTTATGCAAATTCAAGAGCGAAGAGGAAGCATTTGCTTTTTTCGCGCAAAAATGACTCAAACAACGAACAATGGAACTGACAAAAGAGATGTGTATCGCGGCCGCAGGACATTACGAGGCACGCGGGTTTGTGACGGAGACCTTCTTCGATCCCATCGATGGATGGAAATTGGGGTTGCAGTTCACCGCCCCCGATGGAGACATGGTATTCCTCTTCATCGACAACTGGGATGCCAAGCGAGCGGCAGACAGTTACGAGTTGAAGTGTAAACTCTTCGACAAAGAGACGGCATGATACCCCGATACGAGAATGTACAACGTGCGATACGCCTATTCCATGCGGATGGGCGTTCGCCACAACAAATCGTGAACGTGCTGAAGCAAACCATTTCGGCCGACGAGGACACAGGCACGATGGTGGTGTGGGACGATATGCTGGGTGAAATGGCTGTACTGATTGAAAACATGGTTAACATCACAATCGAAGATGAGAAGACACGATGACCACGAGATGGGGGCGGCCCAAGCAACGGGCAACCTTTACTACAACGACGATTTTACGTGGCTGAACGAGGGCACGTGGGACAAGCCAGCAACACGCGACTGGCTCCGGGAGCGGGGCTACGTGTACGTAGGCATCTGCGACCATTACATCTACGGCCGCGAGCGCGAGTTTGCTGCCAAGTGTATGAGACCCATCGATGCCGTAAGTGGCTGCAACTTCATCATCGAGAAACTATGAACAAGCGACAACTCCACCAAGCCAAAGGCTACTACTACATCACCGACGAAAACGAATCGGTGATTGCCACCACCTCCCTGCCCTACGGGGAAGCCTACACGATGGCACAGAGCCACCTCCTGCTTGAAACGGCCGTCGAAATGATACGGGCATGGAGCCGACACTTCGATGTGATGACCGAGGCGGAACTCGCCAACTTCGACAAAGCCTACGACATCGTTCAAACTTTCAAAAACGCTTTAGATGCCTAACCACCTGAAAGTACACAGCACGAGCGAACCCGACCGTTCACCGGGGTCGTTCAATGAGTGGCACGAGGACATGAACTTCGAACGCGAGTTGGAGCGCATCCTCGACGACTTCAAGTATCAAATCCGCGAGAAAGTACGCGGGGCATACTACGCCACAAAGCGATGAGGCATGGGTCTCTTTTCTCGGGGATAGGCGGGTTCGACCTCGCTGCCGAGTGGATGGGGTGGACTAACGTCTTCCACGTGGAAAGAGACCCCTTTTGCCAGCGCGTACTGGCACACCATTTTCCAGGTTCACAAGCATTCAGCGATGTCAAAACATTCGACGGTAGACCTTTTCGCGGACACGTGGACATCCTCACCGGAGGATTCCCCTGCCAACCTTACTCAAGCGCAGGGAAGCGACTTGGAAAGGACGACGAACGCCACCTGTGGCCCGAAATGTGTCGCATCATACTCGAGGTTGCCCCGGCCTACGTTGTGGGCGAAAACGTACGCGGCCTGCTTAATTGGAACGGGGGAGTGGTCTTCGAAGAGGTGTGCGCTGACTTGGAGTATTTGGGGTACGAGGTTTGGACGGGTATCCTTCCGGCTGCTGGTGTCGGCGCACCCCACCGACGGGACAGAATTTGGTGGGTGGCTTCCTACGCCAACGGCAACCAGCGACCCCAAGGGAGGGTGCACGAGGCCCGACCCAACAAGGCAAAGAGACACGCTGGCTCACGCGATGCACGACCCAACCCGTGGGAAAACTTCTCATCTCAATCCCCGCTTTGTAGCGGAGATGATGGGCTTCCCCGCGAACTGGACGGAGTTACCTTTTCAAAGTGGCGCAACGAATCCTTAAAGGCGTACGGCAATGCTATTGTTCCTCAACTTGCTTTTCAGTTATTTCGCGCCATTGAATGCGCGAAGCAATGAAAGCACCAACACGCAAGAAGTTAGACACCGTTTTTTCGAAGTGGGTGCGCATGAAGGATGCCGACCACGCAGGGATAGTTGCGTGCTTCACCTGTGGCAAAAGCAACCACTGGACAAAGATGCACGCAGGCCATTTTGTGACGCGGGCCAAGTACGCGACTCGTTGGGACGACATGAACGTCAAGCCCCAATGCCCCGCCTGCAACCTCTACGGCAACGGACAGCAGTACATCTTTGGATGCCGTCTCGACGGAATCTACGGGGAAGGCACAGCGGAGCAGTTGATGGTCAAAAGCCATCGTGTCCTCAAGATGAGCGAGGACAACGCTCAACAATGGATTGACCACTACAACAAAGAGATACAGGAATTAATCAAAGCAATCACCTAACTTTACAGCATGGCAAAGAGACAGTACACAAGACGCTCCAAAGGCCTGGGCGACACAGTCGAGAAAGTCCTCGAGGTGACCGGGGTGGCCGAGGTAGCCAAAGCGGTGCTCGGCGACGACTGCGGGTGCGACAAACGCAAACGCTGGCTCAACGTGGCGTTCCCCTACGCGGTGCCGATGAACGAGGTGCAGAAGACCTTGTGGCGCACCACCTTCGCCGACCGAAAAGAAGGAGAGGTCATGAAGGGAGCAGAGATTGCGACGCTCGAAGGACTCTACAAAGACGTCCTCAAGCGGAACCGCAAGGTGCAGGGGTGCGGCAGTTGCCTCGCCTCGATGTTGCAAGAACTCCAAGGAGCCTACGAAGCCTCCTGCGACTAAAAAACCATCAAACGACAAACGATGAGTCAAAAAAGCCTCGAGACGTTCTACGAGAACATCCGCAACAATCGCATCACCACCAACAAAGAGGTGGTGTACGTCAGCCTCAAAAAGCACTGCTTCAACTTGGACGAACTGCGGAAGTACACAAACATGAAACACCAAACGCTGACCGCCGCCCTCTCCCACCTGATGGACGAAGGGCTGGTCTTTCAGTTTAACGACAAGTTCTACATCAGCGACGCAGGCGCAGTCGAGACCCTGAAAGCCGAGCGCAAGTTGATACGCTACCGCAAGTGGGTGAAAGCCGGGGAGCGCGAGAACTTTTTTGTAAGACATGCGTGGGATAGCCGCGCAAAAGAAATCCCGAACCAACCATGCCATTCGTAAAAGGACAATCCGGAAACCCCTCCGGCCGGCCGAAAGGAACCTACCGCACCAGCACGGTAGACAAAACCACGCTGACCAAGGTGGTCAACAAAGAGATAGCCTACCTCTCCAAATCTTTGGAAGACCTGCGATTCCATCCTGACGTACATGTAGAAGCGGTCATCGCCCTATACAAACTGCTCGAGAAGTGAAGACCAAACAGCACCCGCAGTCCTTTCAGTTGTGGCCAACAACCAAACTGATACCCAACCCCACCAACCCGCGAGTCATCAAGGATGACAAGTTTGCCAAGTTGGTACAATCCATCCGCGACTTCCCGGAGATGCTCGAAGCGCGTCCCATCGTCTGCTCCCCCGACGGGGTGGTCTTGGGCGGCAACATGCGCCTCAAAGCGTGCCTCGAAGCAGGACTCAAAGAGGTGCCCGTCTACATCGCCAACTGGGAAAGCGACAAAAACGGCCAGTTTATCATCAAAGACAACGTAGGCTACGGAGAGTGGGACTGGGATATCCTGGCCAACGAGTGGGATGCCGCCGAGTTGGAAGCGTGGGGTCTCGACGTGTGGGTGCCCGAGAAGACCGAGGAAGGACTCACCGACCCCGACGAGGTTCCCGCCGCACCCAAAGAGGCAACCACACAACTGGGGGACGTTTACGTGCTGGGCAACCACCGACTCATCTGCGGAGATTCGCGTGAGCCGGACACCGTGGCGCAACTGATGGCAGGGCAGAAAGCAAACCTCCTCCTCACCGACCCACCCTACAACGTCGACTACCAAGGAGGCACAAAGGAGAAGTTGAAAATCGAAAACGACTCCATGAGCGATTCCGACTTCCGCACCTTCCTCTTTCAGTTCCTGCAACTCTCCTTCGAGAACATGAACGAAGGGGCAGCCTTCTACATTTGGCACGCCGACTCCGAAGGGTACAACTTCCGAGGGGCAGTGAAAGACTGCGGCCAAGAGGTAAAGCAATGCCTCATTTGGAACAAGTCCGCCTTGGTGATGGGCCGCCAAGATTACCAGTGGAAGCACGAACCCTGCCTCTACGGGTGGAAGGCCGGAGCAGGACACGGATGGTATAGCGACCGCAAGCAGACCACCATCCTTGAGTTCGACAAGCCGAGCAAGAACGCCGACCACCCAACGATGAAGCCCGTAGAGTTGTTTACCTACCTGATGGTCAACTCCTCACAGCCCAAAGAAATCGTGTACGACCCTTTCCTGGGTTCAGGCACCACCGTCATCGCCGCCGAACAAACAGGGCGAGCATGCTACGGAATTGAACTCGACCCCAAGTACTGCGACGTCATCGTAAAGCGGTGGGAAGAGTTCACTGGCAAGAAAGCCACCAAAGAAGCAACGAACGTTCTACCCAATACCTGAACGAATGGGGGGGGACGTTGACCTCCCCATTTACTTTCACAAAATGCACAAGAAAAAAGAGGACTTGCTCGAAGCCTTGGAGAGGTCTTTGGGCATCGTGTCGACAGCGTGCAAGGCCGCCGACGTCTCACGTAGGTCGCACTACAACTGGATGGAAGAGGACGAAGAGTACCGCAAGCGAGTCAACGAAATCAACGACTCGGTTTTGGACTTTGCCGAAAGCCACCTCTACAAACTGGTCAAGGAGGGAAACCCCGCCGCCACCATCTTCTTCCTCAAAACCAAAGGGAAGGCCCGTGGCTACGTGGAACGGCAGGAGGTGGAGATTCACCCCCATCAACCTCTGTCGTGGTTTAAGGAGTGAAACTCGCGGCCACCTATTACCACGTCAAGAACTGCAACAAGCGCATCCAAGTCCACCAAGGCGGGACGCGAAGCGGGAAGACGTACTCCATCCTCTTGGCCCTCATCGAGTTGGCCTTCAAGAATCAAAACAGCGGGGCCATCATCACCATCGCGAGGAAGTCCTTTCCCTCGTTGCGCGGTTCGGTGATGCGCGACTTCTTCGAAATCCTGGAACGCGAGAACATCTACTCCGAGGAACACCACAACAAGTCCGAAGCCAACTACCTCCTCTTTGGAAACCTCGTGGAGTTCATCTCCGTCGACCAAGCGCAAAAGGTGCGCGGACGGAAGAGAGACATCCTCTTCATCAACGAAGCCAACGAACTACGGTTTGAGGACTGGCAGCAGTTGGTGCTGCGAACCACCGACCGTGTCATCATCGACTACAACCCGTCGGACGAGTTCCACTGGATTTACGAGCAGGTGATTCCTCGGGACGACGCGGCCTTCTTTCAGACCACCTACCTCGACAACCCGTATCTCAACCCGGAGACCATCGCGGAAATCGAACGCCTGAAAACCATCGACGAGATGTACTGGCGTATCTATGGCTTGGGAGAACGCGGGCAATCCCGTGAGACCATCTTCCAGTTCAGCATCTATTCCAAGGTTCCGGCCACGGCCAAGCCACTGGCCTATGGGATGGACTGGGGCTACGCCAACGACCCCACGGCCTTGGTGCTGGTCTACCTCGACGGGGACGACCTCTACGTGGAGGAGTTGCTCTACCAAACACGGATGACCAACACCGACATCGCAGACGAGTTGCGCAGGCTGGGCCTTGACCGCAGGGCCGAAATCATAGCCGACTCCGCCGAACCCAAATCCATCGACGAACTGCACCGCATGGGATTCAACATCAAGCCCTCGAAGAAGGGGCCGGACTCCGTTCGCATCGGCATCGACCTGATGCGCAGGTACCGCCTCCACGTCCGCGAGGAAGATGTCAACGCTCAAAAGGAGTTCAGGAACTACAAGTGGATGACCGACAAAAACGGCAAGGTGCTCAACCAGCCTGTCGACGCTTTCAACCACATCGTCGATGCGGTTAGGTACATTTGCCTCAACAAGATAATGCGCAAAACGGGCCACTATGTCTACTCGTAAACGAATCCAAGTGCCGGAGACGATGGCCGACGTCACCGTCGGAACCTACATCAAGTTGGCCAAGGCAAACGACCCACCCAAGGAGGGGATGGACGCTGTCCGTTTGGGCATCGAAATCCTGTGCGGATTGCCCAAGCCAATGGTTCAGCGCATCGCCTTTGCGGACGTGGCCAGGATTGCACGCATCATGGTCAAGTTGATGGAGCCACCCAAAACGGAGGAGTTCCCTCTCGTGCCGAGATTCTTTCTCGGGAACGTGGAGTACGGATTCATCCCCGACTGGAGCGAGTTGTCCCTCGGCGAGTTTGTCGACTTGGAAGAGTACTGCAAGGGAGATGTTTGGGAGAGTTTGCCGGACGTGCTGTCCGTGATGTACCGCCCCGTGGTTTCATCGATGGGACCGCTGTACGAGATTCAACCCTACAAGCCCTCACCCGGCCAAAGGGACAAGATGCTTGAGTGTCCGATGAACGTAGCCCTCGGCGCGATGGTTTTTTTTTACGATACCGGGAGGGTATTTGGTCGCGTTACGGAGTCCTCTTTGCAGGCGAGCAGTCCAAGATGGGGTCGAAGTGGGGTTGGTATCAAGTTATTCACGGGCTGGCTCAGGGCGACATTCTTCGGTTTGAGGCGGTGACGAACCTGCGGGTGGAGGAGGTGCTTACCTACCTTGCGTACGAAAACGACCTGAACGCTAACACGAACAAAATCAATGGTAACGCTATCTGACATCGACACCATCCTCCGGAACCTCGCGGCAAACCACAACCAAATCCGAGCGTTCTACACCACGGCCATCGACGAGTTGGACATCGACAAAATCACCATCGACATGTACCCGCTGTTCTACGCGCAGTGTACTCGGGTGACCACGAACGAAAACTCGGAGACGTTTACCTACGAGTTTGTGGTGGCCGACCTCGTCATCGAGGAGCAGCAGGGGGTCGATTTGATTCAGGTGTATTCGGAAACCCACCTCATCATGCGCGACATCGTGGCGCAGTTCAACCTCGCGGCCAGCACCTCGGGGCAGTTCGTTCCTGGCAAATGGGTCATTGGATTCCCGCTGAACCTCACCCCGTTCACCGCAAGGTTTAACAACATGCTGACGGGATGGGGAGTGGAGGTCGACATCAACGTGCCGAACCCGCTGAATTTGTGCGATGCCCTTTATTGAGTTTCCGATAAAGTGGCAGGGTGAGACGGCCCTTTTCTCCGCCAAGCATCTCTATTTCGAGATGTCCACGGTGGCCGACCGCATCGCCTCCATCGCTCGGGAGACCCTTGACAAAGAAAACAAGAACGCCACGGGCAATTTGTACCGCGATGTGGTGTGGGAGATGCCTTTGACTGGGCAGGAGTTCTCCTTGACATTCCCATTCAAGAAGTCGCCCTACTGGAACTTTGTCGACAAAGGGGTGCAAGGATTCGCGAGTAATGCCAAGGCTCCTAACAGCCCCTTTAAGTTTGGCTCAGGGACGGGGCCGAAGGGCAAGTTGATTCCTGCCATCGACCGCTGGGCCATCGTCAAGGGTCTGCCTGACCTGCGCGACGAGAAGGGCCGCTTCGTTCCTCGCCAACAGATGATTAAGCGCATAGCCCGAAGCGTGTACCTTTATGGAATCAGGCCCACTTACTTTATCAGCGACCCCTTCGAGATGCTTTACAACCAGTCCATCCCCCGCCTTGAGGCTGCATTCAAGATGGACGTGGATGACTTTTTGAAGGCCAACTTCCCTGAAGAGATGGAGGTCACTTTTAAGATTACGATATGACCATCAACTACCAACCTTCTCATTCCATCCTCGGAGCCAACGACCTCGCGGTTTATGTGGTCTACGACGGGGTGAATGTGACCGACCCCAAGTTCCGCTACATCTGCCAAGTGTTCGAAGGAACGACGGAACTGGCCAAGTTGAAACAACTTCCCAACTCAGCGAACGCAGGGGTGTTTGATATCCACCGCATCGTCAGCGACTACGTCTATCAGGACGAAGGCATCCATGCCTCGGCGATGTTCACTGGGTTCACCAAGGCCTACAAATTCATCACGATTAAGTTCGGATTTGAATCGGCTCCCACGGCCAACGACGAGCCCGTGGAATACTTGGACGAAATCAGCACCACGGCCACCTTCGTCAACGCGCAATTTGAGCAGGTATACAGCCCCTACGACCAAGGCATCAACGACACCTACATCCCAGATTCGACTACCAGCAAATTTGCGAGCATCCTGCCCACGGAAATCTATGCGCAGGTCAAGGACTACGGGACGGTGACGCTCATCAACACCGGCTACTCGGGGTCGCGCTACGTGTACATCCAATACTTCTCCGGGAACACGGCCCTTAATAGCCATCATTTTCAAGTCCCAACCACAGGGACGTTTGCAAATAAGTTGCTGTATATCGGCATCTATCCAAACAACTTGGAGGCCCAAACAATCAACACCTCGATGCGGCCAAGCGCAAATGCTGGATGGACGCACTACACCGTGGTGCTGAAATCGGCAACGCTTCCCAGCAGCCCCAAGATGAGCCAAACCTACACCGTCTTCCTTGACGAAGAGTGCAAGTACCCATATACGAGGTTGGCGTTTTGGAACTCGCTCGGCGGGTGGGACTACATCAACTTCCGTAACGCGCTGAAACCCAGGGTGAAGGTGAGCCAACAGAACTACGACTCCATCGGGGGCAACTGGTTTCAGGCAGGGCCGGGAGTTCCCTATGCCCGAGCGGTAAATGACGGAGGCACGCGGGTGACCAACAGCGAGTTAGAATCGTCCTACGTGGCTTCCAGTGGCTTTTACGAAGAGTCCTACAACGCGGTGTTTAAAGACCTCCTCCTCTCTCCACGCATCCTCCGTTACGATTTAGGCCGTTGGATTCCGGTGGTGCTGACGACAAGAGACCTCGAAATCCAAACCGAACTGAATGACAAGTTGATTCAGTACGACTTCGAGTTCCGCGATGCCAAGCGCACGAAAGAACTGCGGTGATGGTACAGATTTACGCACACGGACAATCAGGGTCAGGCGGGGTCGAGTTGGACTTGGTGGGAGCCTCGGTGGAGATGAACTTCCAAATCCAAGACATCTCCGACCTCACGGTCGTTCACGCTCCGCACTCAAACTCCTTTCAACTGCCCTTTTCCAGGACGAACAACCAGTTCTTTGGGCACTACTACGAGGCCAACATCGCCACGGGAACCTTCAGCGCATACGCGGAAACGACTGCCGAGGTCTTAAATGACGGCCGAATCATCTTCCAAGGCATCCTGCAACTCCTCGAGGTAGATGTTCAGGAGCAGATGTATCGGTGCGTGGTGATGTCCTCCACGGCCTCTTTGTTTGAGAAGGTGCGCGGAAAAAACTGGGCCGACTTTTTCCGGGGGGGTGACATCAATCCTTATGATGATTTAGACCACGCGTTGACGGCGGCCAACATCATCAACTCTTGGACGCTGACAAATGACATCACGTTTGGAGCGGTAGGGGCTGGGGTCATCGTTTACCCGATGACGGACAATGCCTTGCACGTTTACAACGAAGACCAAGAGAGCCAATGGTGGGGCGAGGCAGGACAATCGGCAGTATTTGCAGATGGCATCCGTCAGATGCGGCCCTACCAATTCCGTCCGGCCATCCAACTCAAGTGGCTGTTGCTGGAAGTGGTGAGGCGGGCTGGTTTTGTCTTGCAGAGCAACTTCATCGACTCTGCGGACTTTGCCAAGATTTACATGTTCCTCGGCACGCAGACGGAGCGCGTGGTCGGCCGCAATACCTATTCTGCCAAAGTGGGATTGACCGCGAATCAAACCATCGTCGCTAACAACAACCTTCTGAGCCCGTTTTTACCAACGAATGAAGCCTCGCCATTTTTCGACCCTGATAACCACTTTGCCTCGGGTGTTTTTGTGGCTCCTTTTACAGGAACTTTCCAGTTCATTTGGAAAATCTACCATTACGTCAATCCTGGCACGGCGGCGTACAGTGTTCATACCGTGGCTCAAACGCCACAAACGACACTGTTTCACGAGGATTCTTTCTTTCCGTCACCGTCGGGAGGTAACCAACTTTATTCGCGGACATTTTGGGCTCCTTTGGAAGAGGGCCAAGAGTTAAGATTTTACATTCAAGTGGTCGGCTCACCATTTGCCGTCCTTCTTGCAGGCACAAATACCTTTGTACAACTGATTAACTATTCGAGTGGAAGCGTGGGCATCGTTGATGTCATCGCCAACTTCCCCAAGATTTCCGTCGATGCTTGGCTGAAGGCGGTCATCACCAAGTTCAACCTTGTGGTGGCTCCTGCGCCAAAAGAAAGCGTCTACATCAAGTGCGAACCGTGGCCCGACTTCATTGCCACCTCAGACAAGACGAAGGACTGGACAGCGAAGTTGGATATGAACTCTTCGATGTTGATGAAGCCAACCACGGACTTGCAGAAGAAGACGTTGATTTTCACCGATGCCGAAGGCAACGACCACAAGAATAAAGGGTTCCAAGAATTAAACGGCGAGGTTTACGGCACATACCGATACGAAAACACCAACGCCTTTGCCACGGAAGAGGAAACCATCGGAGGGACGTTTGTTCCGCATCAGTTGAGTTTGCTGCGCCGAACTGACTTGAATCAATTCAACTATGAATACACGTGGCATCAGTTATTCGAGTACAATGATGGCGATGACAGCCCAGCCACGGGAGGGCCGATTCTCGCTTTCTACCACGGCCTGCGGACGGTGAATTTTGGCCTTTGGATTGATGGAACGGAGACCTTGTCCTATCCAAACTTCACCATGTACAGCGAAGCGGTCACCGATGAGGAGAGTTGGTCGCTGGCTTGGCATCCACATCCGTATCAGTTTTGGGCCATCGGCGAAGCCATGGACTACGGATGCTACCGGAAGTTTTGGGCCGCATACATCAACGAGTTGTACTCGGAGGATTGCCGCACGCTGGAATGCACCATGTACTTGACTGCCGAAGACGTGCGCAACTTGGAATGGAGCGACGCCATTTGGATTGTGGATGGGTACTGGCGCGTGGTTTCCATCAACGGGTGGAACGTCGATGGGGATAAGCCGGCAAAGGTGACGCTGATAAAGGTGCTGGAAAAGGGTGCCTACGACTGCGATGTCGTCATCGACCGCTTTGAGGCAGACGGAACCATCTCCTTTGTGGATACCGAGGGCAACCCCACTGCGGGAACGGCCAAGTGCTGTGTCCGTTATGGGTACGCGTGGGACAGCGAAATCGGCGAGTGCTTTTGGCGCGTTCCGGGTGGAGGCTTTGACTACCAAGACCCTATCGGAACTCCAACGGACACGGGGCCAACAAATCCTATCCCCGGCACAGAACCGCCCTATCCATTCGAGGGCCAAGAGACGACCGTTCACACCAGCAGCAACGGCGATGTCCCCATTGCCATCTCGGGTTTTCAGTTGACCCAATACACCACCAACGCCACGCCAACGGAGGCTACGGAGATTAAAAGCGGCAAGATTTACTTGGCGCAGGAAGGCATCTACTCGATGCGCATCACCGTGGTGGCTACGGAGGTAGGAGGCACCTCGGGAACGATAGGCCACACTCACCATCAAGAATGGATTGGAGCGGTTCAGGTGATTCAAAACGTGGCCCGCGTAGTTGGACAGCATATGGTCGCCGAGGTCAAGAGTACGGGCGGCGGAGCCAAGACCATCACGCTCGCTTGCATTGGAGGATACCCCAGCGAGTTCCGCATCCTCGTTTCGGGGGCCAACAACGTCGATGTGATGTGGGCCATTGACGTAACGATGTATCGAGTGAGCACCATCAAGCGGATGATTCCTGATGTGACCGATGAGGGCGATGCTTTGTGGGAAAACTCGGATGAGATTTTGTTTGAGGATGGCGTATTTATGAACTGGGAATGAAGCAGTGGTTGAACATCGTGGGGTGCCGCATCCCCGCAATTATTGAACAAGGCCAAGCGCGGACGGTCTACGGGCATCCTATCCTTAACAGGTTTTATGGGTTGTACTCGATGGACAAGCCTCTGCGCGAGCGCAAGAACATGATTAAGCACAATGCAACAAGCAGATATTAAAATCAACGGGGACTCCTCGGAGGCCGTTGCTGCCATTGAAGAGGTAGGAAGCGCGGCGGAGGCGACACAAGCGAAGTTGGAAAACACCGGCCGCAAAGGTTCGGAGGCAGGAGCGAAAGCCACGGGAGGGTGGAAGCAGGGTCTCGACTTGTTTAAGGATTTGCTGCCTCGCAACCTGCAAATGCTTCAGCGGAGGTTCGAATCCACCTCGCGCCAGGTAGGAAGGATGGGTGGCTCCTTTAAAGTCCTCGGGGCGGCAATTAAGGCCGTTCCCATCTTCCTCATCATTGAAGGCTTCCGCTGGATTATCGACAATTGGGAGAAGATTTCCGATTTCTTTACGGGAACCACGGCAGGGATGAAGGCGATGAAGGAGGCGGCCAAAGCAGGGTCAGATGCCGTAAACGAGTTCACCAACAGCACCCAGTTCCTCTCAAACATTGTCGAGAACAGCACCGCTTCGTTGACTGCGAGGAATCAAGCCCTGCGCGAGTTGCAGAAAATCATGCCCGAACTCCAAGGTCTCACTTTGGAGCAGGCGGTAAGCGAGGAGCGTTTGTCAAACGCCATCCGCGAAAACATCCGCTTGGAAGGTCTGCGTGCGGAACAGCAGGCCTTGCAACAGGCCTTGTTGGAAGCGGAGGCCCAAGCGGTAGAGCAGGCAGAAAAGCAGTGGTACGACTATTTGGGAACGTGGGGATACTTGGTATCGGCCATGGCTGGGCAGCAGAGCGCGTCCAAAGACGTAGCCGACATCACCGAACGCCTGACTCGCGTCACGGGTGAATTGATGTATGTGGAAGGCAAGCAGGCGGAGGCCGCAAACGCTGCCGCCCAAGCGGAAAGAGACAAAGCAGAAGCCACACGCAAAGCAGAGGAGGCCGCACGCAAGGCCGCCCAAGATGCCAAGGCCCGTGCAGAGATGGCTCGCAAGTTAGACCGCGAGATTACGTTGGCTAAAATCGCCGACGACCGCGACCGCGCACGTAAAGAGTTGGAGTATGCCCGTGCCGACGAATTGGAGAAGGCAAAAGCCATCAATGCAGGCCAAGCACTCATCGACGACATCTACACCAAGTACCGCTTGGAGTTAAAAGAGATGGAGGCTGGCTGGGCAAAGGAAGACAAGGCCATTCTTGACCAAGAGGCCGAGGCAAGAGATGCCTTTTGGGAGGAGCAGTTAAATCGTCAGCAGGAGTTCAACTTGTCGGAGCGCGAACTGGCTGAGAAGCGTTTGGGCGATGAACTGACGGAGCAGATGGCTCAGTTGGACAAGTTGAAGATGACGGCCGAAGAGAAGGCCAACGCTCTGAAGGCGATAGAAGACCAGTACCTGATGGAGTTGACCGAACTGCGGGAGAACTACCGCAAGGAGGATGCCGATGCTGAAACGAAGGCGCGTGCCGATTACGAGGCCTTCTTCTTTACCGACAAGGAAAAGAAACTTGCAGACCTCGAAACGGAGTATCAAGAGCAACTGGCCATCGCCACCAAGTACGGGCTGGAGACGGTCAAGTTGGAGGAGTGGAAAGCCAAACAAATCGCCGCCATTGAAGAGGAGGCCGCAGAGGAATCGCGCCAATACGCCGACGAGCGGTTCCAAGCCATCCAAGGCTTCGCTAACGAGGTCAGCAGCCTCTTTGGGCAACTGGCTGACTTAAGCGAGGAGGGAAGTAAGAATCAACGCAAGTTGGCCATTGCCGAGGTGCTGTTGAGCCAAGCGCAGGCGATGGCGAGCGCAGTAAAGGGGGCAGCGGCAGCAGCAGCGGCTGCCGGGCCAGGTGCGCCATTTGCCATTGCCGGTTACATCGCTTCGATGATAGGCACAGTAGTTGCTGCCTTCAGCAGTATCAAACGAATCATCGGCGCACCTCAAGGCAACGAACCCGACACGGCCTCACGGCCGATTTCGCAAGCCCTTATTCCCAACGTGGCACCTCCGACCAACCCGCAGTTCAACATCGGCCCCGTACAAGCGTACGTGGTTGAGAGCCAAATGCAAGCGCAACTAAATATGACCGCAGGCATTGCGCGAAGGGCCAGGTTGTAACATACATTTGAACCATTAAAGGAAAAGGGATGTATCAGAAAAGGAATTTCCTCGATGTTTACGTGGATTCCGCGTTTAGTTTGGAGGCCATTGTTGAGCGTGGCATCGATGCGTTGATGCGCATGAATCCATCACCGGAGTGTTTGCGTGCGATTGAGGCGATTGAAGATGCGATTCGTTATGATCGTTTCTCGGAAATTGCCGATGCAGTTGTAAGTGCGTGGGAATACTATGGCCCAACTATGTATGAACGAGAACGAGAATCTTGGGCGTACCATTTAGTTGATCCTATTTTGGACGCAATCAACGGATAAGCCATGCCACTATACGAGGTTATTGTGACTACCCCATTTGATTATGATTATGACAACCGAAGTGTCAATCATACCAACTTGCTTTACGAGTTGGAGCCATTAGGTTTGACGAATGCTGAAATGCGTCCATTCGGGTACATTTTTGAGTTTCTTTCCGATTTGGATGGTCGCGATTTTGAAAATCAAGTGGAAGAAATAATTGATTACTACGGTCTGGCGATTGCGTCAATCGATGATGTCGGATTTTAAGAAATAAGCGAAATGGAACCACGTGAAATTGCAGCGTTGCTGAAGCAGATTCGCACCCAAGGAATCTGGGATTACCTGCAAGAATCCCCCGATGTGTACGACCATCGCTTGTGGGATAAGTACGAGGCCGCTTTGACTGCCTTGGAAGACCTCACAGAGGAGTTGTACGAATCCCGTTATTTGGCCGAGGGCGATTTCTAATCCGCAAGAAAGAATGCAGTACTACACAGACAAAGAGATGGCCGACATGGCTCGGCGCATTGAGGAAAAATACGGGTGGATTGTTGAATATAAGTTTGATTACGAGGAGCAGAATGGCATGAAAACCCTGTATCACTATAACGTTTATGTAAGTGGAGACGACTATGTTGACCATTCCGTAGATGCGTTTGAGAGGATGGGTGCTTATTACGTGTACGTTGATTACATTGAGGACGGTGTGGCACACTTGCAGGTCACGCTAACTTGACAAAAAATCAGGTGGCAGAGCGCAAACTCATAGAACTGCTCATTGACCCCGAGGAACAAGCCATCGGGGTCGAAGCCATCTCGCTTGTAAAATACCCGGCCATCGAGCGCAACTTCATCTACTTCTCCAAGCAGGGCAAGAGCCAACTCACGCAGTTGGCAGCCATCGACGAAGAGAAGCAGACACTCATCGGCCCCGCCCTCATCCCCGACAAGCACATCCCCCGCTTGGATGAAGGCTCCGACGAAGAGTACGACGTCTTCTTCAGCAAGGAGACCGTGCGCCAATGCGCTGAACTTTTCCTGAAAGAGAACCGCGCCAACAACCACACCTTCGAGCATCAGATTCCCGTAGACGGAGTTTCGGTGGTGGAATCCTGGCTTGTGGTCAATCCCGAACTCGACAAGGCAAAACACTACGGACTCTCCGTTCCTGAAGGGACGTGGATGGTTCGCGTGCATTGTGCCAACGAGGAGATGTGGGGCAAGGTGAAATCAGGGGAGTTGCGAGGCTTCAGCATCGAGGGATACTTTGCAGACAAAATCCTCAAGGCGCAACGCGAAAGCCTGATGTCCAAGTTGATGAAGGTCATGCGTCAGCGAAAACTCTACGCCGAGGCGAAGTTGTCTGATGGCAAAGTCATCGGAACGGAAGCGGAGAAGTTGGAACCCGGAGTTTCGGTCTTCACCCTTGACAGCGAGGGCATGCCCGTTCCCCTTGCCAACGGAAACTACACCACCGAGGCTGGGGTTCCCATCGAGGTCTTTGATGGCGTGTTGGTGGACTACGACGGAAAGGTGTCCGAGGTCATCGAAGCGGAACCCGAGGAGAAGATGGCCGCACCCGTAGACAAGGTGAATCTTTGGAAACGCTACTTCGAGAAGCGTTACCAACAACTCTCCCAAAGCAAGTAAGACGATGGGATTTTGGAATAAAGTATACCGCACGTGGACGAACAGCCCGCTTGAGGAATTGCAGATGATGTTGGACGAGTTTGCCATCGACTACTACTTCGACGACTACGTTCAGAATCAACTGCCCAACCTGCAACAAGCCATCGAAAGGCGCGACTGGTTTGCAGTCGAAACCCAAGCCAACGGCCTCTTCGGATTCATCCGCGAGTACGATTTGGACTTGTTTTTGCGGGTGTTAGAAGAAGTGAAGTACCTAAATGAATTCTGAAATGAAACGTAGAAATTTTGCCAACGATTTGAATGCTTGGGAGGACTTGTATGAGGAGATGCAAGGCGTGGATGATGAACTTTTGAATATTTCAAAAAAGTTGGCCCGCTATTCAAATGAAAGCATGGACTTCTCCGATGCTATGTTTAGAGATGTTGAAAAGGCTCGTGAGGACTTTTCTTATGCAATCGAAGGATTAAAGAAGCAAATCGACTTTGAACGCAGCGACTTCAGTCGCGAATTCGCTTCCGAAGCCGGGGTGGTTGGCTTGCTGATTGACCAACTGGCTAACTCGATGGAGTTCTTCGACGAGGAAGGATGGGTTGAGTTCCTTGGCCCCGACTTGGACGAGGACTCAGCACGGGAAATCTACAAGAACTACTGGCTTATCAGCCCCAACGACCGACTGAAGTGGAACGACTCTCAGTGGGGAACCTGGCTGGAGCGTTATATCTGAGACCATGAACCACCACCGCTTTGCCACCCTGCCGCCTTGGGTGTGGATGATTGAGAACGAACTCGGCAAGATGACCGACGGAGAAGTGATTGTCACCGATGTTGAAAATCAAGGCATTGTGACCGCTCTCCACCTGAAGGCATTTGTGCCCATCGAATGGTACGAAGTGCAAGACGCTCTGATGGAGGCTTTTTACGTGATTGTTGACGACTTCGATGTTGTCAGTCCAAGTGAGGCGATTTTCTACATTCGCGAAGAATATTGAGACCCAAATAAATATGGCACGCACACTTTTTAAGCGGCACCGCCGCAACTTCGAGGAGGTAGCCTCCGAGGAGACCGCTGAAACCAGCGAGACCACCACTGAGGAATCGGCCCCGGATTCCCAGTCACAATTTGTTCAACTCCTGACGGATATGGGGCTATCCGCCGAACAAGCCGAAGCAGTGTTTCAAATGGCACAAGATTTAGTCAACGCAGGGGGCGGCGAGCAGCCCCAAAAGACCGAAGCATCACGCCTCCGTCGGGAGCGTGAATTCCAACGCGCACGTCGGGAACGTCAACTTTCGCGGGAGCGTCGTTTCCGCCGCGAAGAGCGTATGCCGCAGTCGCGTCGCGAATTGTCCCGCGAAGGACGTCGTGGTTCAGAAGGTCGTACCGATTTGTCCGCTAATGTGATTCGTCGCCAGCGGGCTACGATTGTCGAATTGCGTAAGCAACTCGCACAGATGGGCGCAGCACCCGCCGCCCAGAAACTTTCACGTGCCCCACAAGGCCGGAATGCACAGGTTGCAATTCCGCAGGATGGAGACGCAAAGAGCCGGGTTTTTGCAGCACTTAAAAATTGGTTGTAAGATGAGTTTTGGAATTAACACCCGTCGTCGGCATTTCGATATTGCACCCGGAACGTCGACCTACGCAGGGGAACTGAAGTACCCCATTTTGGCAGCAGCAACGAAATCAAACGATACCGTCGCCAAAGGATTTGTGACCGTTTTGGAAGGCATCCATTACAAGGCCGTACTTCCATCGTTGACCGTGGCTGACACTCTGCAAGCAGCATCGTGTGCGTTTGATGACAACGCATCGTTGACCATCGGTGAGAAGGTTTTGACGCTGAAAGACCTCATGGTGAATGAGGAAATTTGCCGTAAGACCGTGTATCCGGGATGGCACGGAGCAGCAACTGCTCGGGCTACCACGAATGTGATGACCCCGGAGTTTGTCAACTTTACGTTGGCCGAGGTTGCAGCAAAGACCGCTGAAAACATCGAAAATAACCTGTGGAAGGGCGGCACCGTCTTTGGTGCAGGATTCCTTTCGGGGAACGGAACCTTTGATGCAACGAACTTTGCAAATGGCACATTAAATGGAGCCACGACGGTAGACATCACTTCCATCACGAACCTGAACGCCATCACCCAGTTCAACTTGGTGTACACGAAGGCCGCAACCGATAAGCCGGGTATCTTGTCCAAGCCAGGGTTGGCGTTCTACGTGAACAAAAAGACCTACGCTCTGTACTGCCAGCAACTCGCAGGTTTGGGCGCAGGCGTTACTGCCAACAACCTCGGTATCAACAACCTCGCAACCGCGCAGAACTTCGACGGCATTGGCTTTATGGGTGTTCCCATCAACGTCTGCCCCGGTATGTTCGACGATGCGATTGTGTTGACCTACAAGGAAAACCTCGTGTATGGCTCGAACGTGGGTACCGACCAAACCGACATCCAGTGGATTCCGACCTACCAATACGATGGTTCGGACAACATCCGTATCGTGATGCGGTTCGCGTTGGGTACGCAATCGCGTATCGCTGCCGATGCCATTGTTGGTGCAACTTGGGTATCATAATTGAACGATGCCTTGTAACATTACAGCGGGCCGCTCAATTGATTGTAAGAATCAGTTAGGCGGCATCCGTAAGGTGTACATTCAAAACTACGTGGACATTCCCGCTCAAACGGGATTTGTCGCCACGGGCAACACCATCACGATTGTGACCTCGGGGTCGGACTTGTCCGTCTACGAGTATCAACTGCGGCCGGAGTTGTCAAATTTTGACATCAGCATCTCTACGGACATCAACAACGGCACGTACTACTACAGCCAAAAGTTGACTATCGTTTTGCAGCATCCCGATGCAACGGACATCGAAGAGGTACAGAACCTCACCTATGGCCGTCCAAACATTTGGGTACTCGACAACGATGACAAACTCTATCTGTTGGGTGCGCGTAACGGCATGGATGTGACCAGCGGTTCCTTTGCTTCAGGAACTGCGATGAATGATATGAAAGGTATCACGCTGGAGTTCACGGGCCGTGAACGTCAGATGTGCTACTATGGCGCAGCCGGAACAGCAGCCAACCCATTCAGTGCCATTGATGGCATTGCGGTGGTTGCGGCTGTATAAGGTTGATTTGGTCAAGTGGAAAGGGGCGGCAAAAGTGCTGCCCCTTTTTTTGCATCTTTGAGACATGATACTCATCACAACACAAGGCAAAGACAACTATACAACCTTCTATTTGTACTACCCGACTGCCCTGGCGGGAGACAGAAACTTCTTCGATTTCAAGCATCTTGTAACTCAAGAGACGTTCACCTTCGACATCGACGTGAACAGCGTCACCGAGCGTGCTACCGAGTACATTTACGATTTCGAGGGGTTGCCTGAAGGGATGTATATTGTGGGAGTAAATGAGACCGTAGCAGGGCCATTGTTGCAGAGACATTTGGCTTACGTCTGCAACGGAACCCCTCTGACGGAGAGTACATTTGTCGAGTACAACCCCGCCCAAAGCCCTAACCACGTCTACGTAGATGACTAAGATTTCATTAAGCGTCCTCAATTACGGGCCGGAGTTAGGCAGCGCGTTCATCACGAACAACAAGGAGTGGGCGTTCTTTGGCGACGACAACGCCTACCCCTACTACCTCGAGGACTTGTACATTAGTTCGGCCATCAATTCGGCCATCATCAAAGGCATCGGGGACATGATTTACGGGGAAGGGTTGGACTCCCCCGACAAGGATGCCCACGTCGACCAGTGGCTTAAGTTGCAGGGGCTGTTTAAAAAGGACTGTATGAAGCGTGCCGCCCACGACCTCAAGTTGTACGGCAACTGCTACTTCCAAGTGATTTGGAGCCAAGACCGCAGCACCATCGCAGAGACCAATCACGTCCCTGCTTCGTACGTGCGTTGCGGAAAGGCCGACGACCAAGACCAAGTTCCCACGTTCTACTACTCGACGAACTGGGCGGAGGTCAACGCAGGCCGCAGCGAGCCACAGCCCATCCCTGCTTTCAGCACGGACGACCGCACGGCCGCTTCGCACCTGATTCATATCAAGGTTTACAGCCCCATCGATTTCTACTACGGCATCCCGGATTACGTGGGTTCGACGAAGTATATCGAGTTGGACAAAAACATCGCCGATTACCACCTCGCCAGCATCAAGAACGGCCTGTTCCCTTCGATGATGATTTCGTTCAATAACGGGCAGCCTACGGACGACGAGCGGGTGGAAATGGAGCGTGCCATCAACGCAAAATTCAGCGGGGCGGAAAACGCAGGAAGGATGCTTATCGTCTACAACGACGACAAAGAGAACGCTCCGACGGTCGAGCCGTTCAACATCCCTGACCCTCATCGCCTGTACGACTACCTCTCCAAAGAGGTCAGCCTCAAGGTGCTGTCGGGCCATCGGGTGACCTCGCCTCTTCTCTTTGGGTTGCGAGGGGATACGGGATTCGGAAGTAACGCGGACGAGATGAAGGATGCCTATGAGTTGATGCTCAAGACGGTCATCCTGCCTTTCCAGGAAATCCTGCTCGACGGCATCCGGCCCGTACTTTCTGCGGCGAACATCACGCTGCCTTTGGAGTTCAAGAAACTCATCCCCGCCGCCTTTATGGACGAGGAAAAAAAAACTTCAGTCGTTTCCAACCGGAGAGAATTTCAGATAGTCAAGCAGAAGTGTGGTTAGATTTCCTCGCGGACAAGGCCTCTCCGACACCTCCGGGATGGAGGCTGTTCCGCCGCGAGCGAGTGACCGAACCCTTGGTCGACCACAGAATCAATAGCCGACGGTCTTTCAGCGACTCCGCGTCGACGCTCGAGTCCTACGACAACCACACCGAGTTCAGCGACTGGGGCGACGTCATCAGTCCGAATGGATATTTCTTTGCTCTGCGCTATGCCTACAGCCAGTTTGACTCCACCGCCGTCAGCAAAACGGGAGTGAGCAGGGATTTCTGTCAGAACATGGTGGCCCTTTCCGAGGAAGGCGTGCAGTACCGCTACGAGGACATCGCCGACATGAGCGCGGACGGAATCAACGGAGAGTTCGCCGCAAAGGGCGAAAGCACCTACGATATTTTTGAATGGAAAGGTGGCAAGAACTGCTACCACTGGTGGGACAGACTCATCTATATCTACGCTCCCGAAGGGGACGCAGGGGAGCCTTGGGAAGGCGACATCCCTGCCGCCGACGAATGGGACGAGGTGATGATGCGCGTGGGCAACAACCCGTATGTCCCCCAGCCTGGAGTGGAAGGTATAGCACCAATTGAAATGCAATAAAATGGCAACACTATATGTTTCGGCCGAGAAGGTCAAGAAGGACACCCTCCTCGGAAGCGCGGTGGATGAGAATATCATTCGCCCCGTGATTGTGATGGTTCAGGCCAAAGAAATCCTGCCCTACCTGGGTACCAAGTTGGACGCGGCCCTGAAGACCAAAATCCAAAACAACACGCTGACAGGCAACTACCAAACTCTGGTGGTGGACTACATCCAGCCTGCGTTGGTGCAGTTTGTCTTTGCGCAGATGGCTTACGTCCTGCGGGTGCGTTTCTCCAACAACGCGGTGAGCGTCCCCTCAAGCGAACAGGGCAGCGCGGCGAGCCGAGAAGACATCAAGCCCGTAGTGGATACGGCTACGCATATCGCAGAGTTCTACCGCGAGCAGATGATTGACTATCTGCTGTACAACACGACCCTGTTCCCCGAGTACAACACGAACACGGGGCCGGACATCGTGCCGACGGTGAGAAACTACTTCAGCGGCATCAACGTGTATCCTCCGTACCCGTGGCCCAACAAAACCAAAGCGTTTGCATTGGGGGCTAACATCAAACTCTACTGATTATGGCCGAAAGTAAACTCACAGACCAAACAGAACTGATTACTCCGGCAAACGGGGATTGGGCATATTTGGTGGATGTATCCGACACGGCCGGAGGCGCGTTAGGAACCTCCAAGAAAATCACCGTCGCCAACCTGATGACCAAAGCCCCGGTGGTGAGTGTCAACGGGGAGGTGGGCACGGTGTCTTTGGACAGCACGGAAATTAAGCGGGTAGGCACAACGGGGGATTCGATTGACCAGGATTTGACGGCTGCGGAGAATAACATTAACGCTATCAAGGCCGTGTTGAAGTACCCAGTGGCGACCCTTACCGGCTTGCAGGTGGATACGAGCAACAAGTTAGAAATCGATTCTACGAATCAAAAAGCGGTCTTTACGGTCAACGGAACAACAGCGGCAACCATCGGCCCGAGCCAATCGCTGTTTCCTGCTTTAAAGGTTGGCCCTACCTCAAACGATTACACCCTTCCCGTAGCGCGGGGGGTGACGGGGAACGTGGCTGTTTACGATGATGCCACCCACACCTCGGAATGGCGGTCTTTGTCTACCGGTAATTTATCCGGAACCTCGGATGGCATCACCCAAGGAACGACTAACTTATTCCTTACCTCTGCCGAGCGCACCAAACTCACGAGCGTAACGGCAGGGGCGGCGGTGGCCTCGGTAAGTGGCACAGCCCCGATTGTAAGTAGCGGGGGAACCACCCCAGCAATCAGCATCACAGCAGCCACCACCCTTGCAGCGGGTTCGATGTCGGCATCGGATAAGAGCAAGTTGGATGGAATCACAGCGGGTGCTGCCGTGGCTTCAGTTACCGGAACTGCTCCTATCGTAAGCAGCGGAGGGACTACGCCAGCGATTAGCATCACAGCCGCAACCACATCGGCGGCAGGGTCTATGTCGTCGGCCGACAAAACAAAGTTAGATGGCATCGAGGCGGGTGCGCAGGTAAACCAAAATGCGTTCAGCAACTTTGCGGTAGCCACCCAAACCACGGTCGCAGCGGATACGGTCACGGATACGGTCACGTTTGCGCAAGCGGGTGGCATGACCATCACCACCAATGGCACTACCGACACGATTACGTTTGACAGCGCAAACTTGGATAATGACGATGTGACCTTGCAAGGCCCGCGTTTGATTGATTTGAATGGTGAAAGTTTAAGCATCTTCGACCTTCCCGGAAACGTAGCCGTATTTAACTCTGACACTTCCCGGCTTTTCAACCTTGAGGTGGCTTCCCAAGATGCAGGGAATGGGTCGACAATTAAGTTATACGAGGCGAGCAATAACGGAGCGAACTATGTGACCCTTGGAGTAGATAGCACGCTTGCGTCTAACGTGACGTTCACGCTGCCTACAAGCAACGGAACAAACGGCCAGGTATTGCAAACCAACGGCAGCGGCATTCTTTCCTACGCCACCAAAAAGGCCACCCAAGTAACCGGAAAGACCGTACTTACAGGTGCGTGGTCTTTGGTGTCCGGAGTTTACGAGGCGAGCATTTCCGATGCTGCAATTCTTTCAACGAGCATCGTCAATGTGATTCCCGACAACGCAAGCGCAGCCACCATCCGGACAGCGCAGATGTTGCCCCGTACGGACAGCAGCACGGGGTCGGTTAAGATTTACTCAACAAACCTCCCAGCGGCGAGCATCACGGTCACGCTGAATATATTTGACCTATAATGGCAGTAGGAGAATTTGCGTTGCCAGCCAATAACCCAAGTGGGGGCGGCGGAACACTTACACGCACGCTACGGGAATACACCGCAGGGGCTACGTGGACAAAGCCATCGGGCTTAATTATGGTGGAGGTAGTGTGCGTAGGAGGCGGAGGTGGTGGCGGTTCGGGAGGCACTTCGGCCGCAGGTATCGCGGCGCGTGGAGGCGGCGGAGGCGGCGGAGCGTGCGCTACATGGGCTAATTTATTGGCATCCTCTTTAGGGGCAACGGAAACCATTACCATCGGAGCAGGAGGCACAGGAGGCACGGGTTTGTCCGGTTCCAATGCGTTAGGAGGCACAGGCGGCGCAGGAGGTGATACAACCTTTGGGGCGCACGTGTTAGGAAAAGGTGGGAATGGGTCGCGCAACAACGGCCAAGGAGCAGCGGTAGTGTCTTTGAGCGCAACCAATTCTACTCCCGACTGGGCTTTTTCATTTATTGTTGGAGGCAACGGAAAGGATAGCGCGTCAGGAGGTACTTCGGGGCAGAACGGGGCAACACAAGCCCTTGATTCGACCGCTGAAAACATTGCCGTGAATCCAGGCGCACCTCCGGGAGGTGGGGTAAACTCATCAAACGCGGGGTCTAACGGAGCCAATGGCACAAGAGTTTACAACTGGTCTGGGGTTGCAGCGAATTCGGCGGGCGCAGGAGCGCAACCGGGTGGAAACGGAAACACAGGAGCATCCAATGCGGGAAATCGTATGACGCATTCACCCATAATAATGCTATCCTCACCAACCATTTCCATCGGCTGTTCCGGTTCATCAGGGGCAGGCAACCCTACAGGCAACGGAGGCAACGGAGGGGCGGGCGGTAACTATGGCGCACCGGGAGGTGGCGGAGGTGGAACACGTAATGGATTTACGAGCGGTTCAGGGGGCAACGGATCGGGCGGATTTTGTTTGGTACTCGAATACACAATTTGATGATTTACGCAATTATGAAAGACGGATACGTCATAAACCGCATCCTTGCGGATGAGACACCCACGTATCCATTTCCCCACGACTACATCTATGAGGACGTGGAAGGCATTACATACATTGGCGATTGGTACGAGGAAGCCGAGGGTCTGTTTTACCGACCCGTAAACGGAGTTCCCCCGGACGTACCCACAGAACTTGTGCCCAATGGCTAAAGCACAAAAAATCGTACAGCGGATTGAGCGGGAAGTATCCCGGCCGGG